ACTACCTGGGACGCGAGACCACGGCCACGGTCGATTTCTTGGGCCGTGCGCTCCAGACGCCCTAGTTAGATGGCAGCGATCGGGACGCCGTACGCCACGGCAGCGCAGTTGGAAACCAGGCTCGGCAAGGCCGATGATGGCTCGTTTGCTGGGCTGTTGGCTGCGGCGTCCCGGCATGTCAACGCGTTTACCGGCCGTGAGTTCAACCAAGACGACGAGGAGAGCGCGCGGCGATTTCGTGCGCTCGACCGCGAGCGTCTGCCGGTGAACGACTTCTACACGCTCACCGACTTGGCCGTGGTTGTCGACGGCGTGGCCTGGGACCTGGCGAACGTCGATGCGCGTCCGTGGGACGGCATCATGCACGGTGAACCGGGCTGGCCGTTCTCCGACCTGTTCGCGGTCGGCAAGTCGTGGCCGCTCACGTCGTTTCGCCGTGCGACTATCGAGGTCACCGCGGCTTGGGGGTGGGCTGCAGTACCGGCGGGCATCATCGAGGCGACGCTCGACGTGGCCGAGCTCATGTCGGTAGGCGGTGGCGTAGGTGAGGGTCCTGGTGTCATCGAGAGCGAGTCCTTGGGTCCATACACGGTGGGCTTCGGCCGGTATCCCTCGCTCAGCGGCATGGACCGCACGGTGCCGAGAGTGCTCGCCAAGGCCGCACCCTACCGACGTAAGAGGTTCGGCGTCGCATGAGCGCGTTTACTCGCATCCGCTCGCGCGCCGGGTCGGCGTTCCGGCGCTACGGCGTACCCGTCGAGTTCGCGCGCGAAGACCTCGGTGCGCACGACCCACTGACGGGCACGTTCACGTCCTTGTCTGCCCCAATGATGACAGGTCGCGCGGTCGCCGATATCGGCGAGCCCGAGGTCTACGAGGATCTCGGCATCAAGCGACACGACTCCATCACGCTGCTGTTCTGGCCCGACAGCCAGGACGACGTGGTACGCGCGGGTGACAGCGTCGAGTGGCGCGATGACGTCTACATCGTGCGCAGCGCCGAACCCATCGGTCTCGATGGCGCCCCGGTGATGTGGGAGGTGGTGGCGTCGCGATGAGATTCGTCGACCAGATCCAGCAGTTCACCGTGAAGGTGGAGACGCGCTCGGTCGCGGTGATGGACGAGTGCGCGAAGGAAGTGCTCCGCAGTATCCGCGACGGCTCGGAGATCACGGGCGCGCCCGGTCAGCCGGTCGACGAGGGAAGGCTCAAGGGGTCGTGGCGTGAAGAGCGCGAGTCCGACTTCTCGCGGAGTATCATCACCAAAATCTGGTACGCTCCAGCCATAGAGGTCGGTCAGCAGCGGCCCTACACCAGGGGCGAGAAGACGGTGACGCCCCGCCCGATCGTGTTCAAGTCGTCCGTGGGCGGCGCTCATTCCGTCGTTCTGACCCGAGCGAGCTGGGACAAGATCGTCGAGGTGGCACGCGAGCGAGTGGTCGGAGGTGACGTATGATCGACTCACTCGAGGCCACGCTCGTGCTCCGCGCGCGCCTGCTCGACACCACGGGGCTGCCGACGCTCATCGGATACGACAATGTCGACGTGGAGCCCGATGTCGGCCAGTCCTACGTCACCGAACAGTTCGTGCCCGCGACGACGAGCATCCTGACGTTCCCCGCGAACGGTGGCCAGGTCGAGGAGACGGGCTTGTACGTCGTGACATGGTACGGCGTCGCCGGTCGGGACGTGAAGGCCATCCGAGAAGGAACCCAAGCAGTTCTCTCCATGTTCGCGCCGGGGACCGCGTTCACGCTGACGTCCGGCCATCTACGTATCCGCGCCGACTTCGGCCCGCAGGCCGGCCAGATCCGGCGCATCGAAGGTGGGTGGGCAAGCTGCACGATCACGATCCCCTGGCTCGCCAGATCACGTAACACCGTAGCCGCATAGGAGCTATCTCATGACCGTCGCCAACCTCGCCAACATCCCCCTGCACCTGAAGGTTCAGTCCGCGCTCGGTACGCCCGCGACCGGATCCGGCGCGACGGGCATCGAGGTCAGGCCGTCCCAGGGTCTCGCGATGCAAGTCGCGTCGATCGAGTCGCAGATGATCCAGACGACCCGGATGAGGAAGCGCCCGCGCCAGGGGTCGAGGCTCTCCAACACCGCGTACGAGACCGAGTTGACGGTTGGCAGCTTGGACACCGTCATCGAGGCCGTGCTCGGTGGCACGTGGGCGGCCGCTCAGGCTCTCGACGAATCCGACTGGGGCACGCTCACGATTACGGGGACGGGCGCCACGCTGACGTTCGGGACCGGCACGATCCTGACCGACGGCGTGCGGGCCGGCATGTGGGCTCGGCTCACCAACATGAGCGAGGCGGAGAACAACTCGGTGTGGTTCCCGATCCTGGAGACGACCGAGACGGTGATGACGATCCCGTCCGGGATCCTCGTCGACAACGCGGAAGACGCGGCCTGGGACATCGAGATCGCGAAGACTGTGTACACGGCCGATCCCTACACGGACCGCTACTTCACGGTCGAGGAGTACCTGACGGACATCGACAGGTCAAAGCTCGGGACCGACATGAAGTTCAACACCCTGAACTTCAGCGCGCAGCCCGATCAGCACGTGACGGTCGGGTTCGGGCTGGTCGGTCGCGACTTGGAGCTCTTGGACACCGGCGACTCTCCGACGTTCACGTCTCCGACCTTCGTGGGTGGCCCGTCGCTGACCCTGCTCGACGGTGGCATCTACGTCAACGGCGACCTACGCGCGAACCTGACCGGCTTCACGTTCGGGCTCACCGCACCCGCTCAGGGCCTGCCGGTCCTCGACTCGGTGACGTCCCCCGACATCTTCCTCGGCCAGTTCGCGCTTGCCGGTCAGTTCACGGGCGCCGTCGAGGACGGTACCGACTTCGACGCGTTCGACGCAGAGACCCAGATGTCGGTGGTGCTGCACTGCGCGGAGCAGGGCGGTACCGCGTCCGACTTCATCTCGTTCTACATGGGCGATCTCGCGTTCGGCGGGTGGGGCACCGGCATCGGTGGCGAGGGCGCGTTGATCCAGACGATCCCGCTGTACGGAGGTCTCGACGAGCGAGGCGAAGCGAGTGGGTATGCGCCAACGTCCGTGCTTGTCAGCACGTCGGCGGCGTAATGACCCGGTGGCGCGCACGTCGTCGCCGGTCCGGAGATAGCGGAACACCGTCCCTCGCTTCCGCCGTACCAGTGAGCCCTTCGGGGCAAGCTGGACGTGCTGCGGCGGGACGAGGGACCTCTACGGGAGCCATAGCACGATGGCCAGCATCAAGGACGTTGAAGCGGGGTTCGCCCAACAGGAAAACGCGATCCCGATCACCATCCACCAACTCGACGGCGAGCCGTACCGCGCGCTCGACGGCACGCCCGCGACAATCTCGGTCGTCGGTGAGGAGTCGAAGCGCGTGCGCGCGTACGAGGAGCAGCGCAGGGAGCGCGTCCGGCGTGGGCTCAGCGCGTTCGGCGCCGAGGCCGAGCACGAGGCTCGCGTTGATCGCGCGGTTGCGGCGGTCGTCGACTGGCACGGCTGGGACGACGGCGAGAACCCGATCGAGTGCACGCCCGCGAACGTGCGGGCTCTGCTGGCTGCGCCCGCCGCGGATCACGTGCTCCGTCAGGTCGAGCGCGGGATGGGCGCGCACGGCGTTTTTTCCAGGGCCTCCTCCGGCGATTGATCGAATGGGTTGGACACCAGGCCAGGCTCGATCGTCCCGTAGGGGGCGACCCGGAAGCGGGGAGCGTGCGCTCGCACTTGGAAGCCGCGCTGTCCCGTGGGACCAAGGCTCAGCGCGAGCGGGCGGCTACGGAGCTTTCCGGCAAGGTGCCGTTCCCGCACGAGCTCGCCTACCTGTACGGGTGGGCGAGGGAGCTGCATCGTGCCCGGCCACGGCATCGGGGCATGGCCGCCCCGATCACCTACACGGACATGGACGCGTGGGCTCGGCTGACGGGCAGGACACCGGAGCCCGACGAGGTCGACGCGTTGCTCTGGGTCACGTCGGTGATGGCGTTTCCGCCGGACGCGTGAGGGCTGTGTAATGGCGGACGTAGCGCGGCTCGGACTGAAGATCGACGGGACGCAGATCGTCCAAGCGACGACGCAGCTGGACCAGTTCACCCAGGCCGCCCAACGCGCCGAGGCGAGCACTGATTCGTATCAGCGCGCGTTCAACGACCGGCTGAGCTCGTCCGACATCAGTCGCGCCGCTGAGGAGTACGATCGCACGTTCAGCAAGACCGCCGCGACGGTCGAGAAGGTCGGCACGGCCAGCCGTACCGCAGGCGCGGGAGTGCACCGGCTCAACAACTCGATGGTCGTGCTCGCTCGACAGGCGACCGGCACGCACCCGGTCGTCGGCCAGCTCGCAGATATCGTCGGCACGTTCGCGATCGGCACCGCGAGGATGGTCCCGATCCTGGCAGGTGTCGCGGCGCTCGGGTTCGCGTGGAGGCTGCTCACTCGGGACGCGCGCGAGGCGCGCGTGGAGCTCAAGCGCAACCTCGACGTGCTGCGGGACCTGTCGAAAGAGCGACTCATCGAGTCGCAGGGCGGCGCCGGCGCGATCGCGCTGCGGACGGCGCAAGCCGAAGCGAACAGGATCGCGGCCGAGATCAGGGCGCGCGAGGTCACACCGGGTGGGGATCTGCTGTACGATCAGGGCGCGGCGGGCGTCACGTCCGCGGGCCCGCTCCGGAAACAGCTGCGCGAGCTGAACGAGCTGATTCAGGCCGGCCGCGCCGAGCAGGAAGACGACGACCGCGACTCGCGCGCGCGCGAGCGCCGAGAGAGCCTACGCCATCAGCAGGAGTCTGCCGCGGCCGCCAGGGCGCACCAGGACAAGCTCAGGCAGGAAGCCGAGGAACACAACCGGATCATGGTCGGGCTGACGCTCCAGCGCTTGCAGACCGAGGGCGAAGTGATCGCGGCCGCCACGCGGGAGCGTCTGCTACAAGAGGAAGCCTCCCACGCCAAGATCGTTGAGGGCGTCGAGACGACTCTGGACACGATCAAGCGCCAGCGCGACGAGCAACGACGCGCACAGCGCGACGCCGAGCGTGAGCTCGAACGAGCCCAGGAGCGGGCGCTCGCCAGCCTTGTGCAGAATCTGCAGAACGTCGGCAGAGCCTACGGCGGCGTGACCGATCAAGTCCTCGCGCTCGTCGCCGCGGCGATCTCGCTGGAGCGTGTGCCGATGGAAACGCCCCGGGACCGCGCGATCGGGTTCGGGTCGGCGGCGCTGGCGGGCATCGGCTACGGGGCGTCGACCGGGGATCCCGCGCTCGGCGCGCTCGGTGGCGGCCTATCCGGGTTCGCCATCGCCGGCCCGGCGGGCGCGATCGTCGGTGGCGTCGCGGGCATCGTGGCAGGGCTCGCCTCGTCGGGCCAACGCGCCCGAGAAGCGCAGCGCGTGTGGGAGCGCGCGTTCGACGACTTCGAGAACATGTTCACCGAGTTCACGGCGCTGCAACGGGCTCAACGTGAGATCGAGGAGGGCTTCCAAGCGCTCAGTGGCGGGGTCGCGTTCGACGAGACAGCTGAGCGCATTGCTCGGCTGCAATCGATTGCCGACGCCGCGGGCCAGATCGGTGACACGGGACTCCAGCAGAGACTGGAGCGCCAGATCGCGCAGCTCGAAGAGCTCTCGCGCGCCTACGCCACCAACACCGACCGGGCCGAGGAGCTCGCGAGGGCCGAGCAGGAGCGGTTCAAGGCGGATCTCGACGTGCGCTTCCTGCGCGCCCAGGGCCTCGACGAGGAAGCCGACGCGCTCGCGTTCCGGAACCAGCAGCAGCGCGAATACCAGCGCGCCGCCGAACAGGGCTGGGACGCGGCCACGCTCGCGTTCCTCACGGAAGTGCAGGCCGCCGAGGCCGCGCAGCGGGCGGCTGAGCGCGCACGTGAGGAGTGGGACCGCGTGCTCGGCGTCTTCAACGCGCCGGCCGGATTCGACATCAGCCGCTACTCGGAGTTCTACGGCCGTGGGCCGTCCGAACCGCCCGCGATCATTGACGACTCGGACTTCAACATCGGGAGCGTCACGATCAACGTGACCGCTTCGGATCCCGAGGGCGCGGCCGATGCTGTCGAGCGCCGTCTGCGTGGCCGGGATCTCCGCAGGGGTGCGGTCAGGTGAGCGCGCTGACCGTCGAAGGGGTCGCCGTGAGTGCGACGACGCGCACGACGATCGGCGACTCAGCCGTCGGGGTGCGCCGTCGCGCCAAAAGCGGCGTGATGCGCTCGCACAAGCTCGGCGACGTGCGGACCGGCCAGATCCACACCGACTTCATGTCGGGCGATGAGGCGACGATCCTCCGGGCGATCCTCGCGAGCCCCGGCCCGGTGCTGCACGGCGGCACGCTTCTCGGGGCCGACGCCTACTTTCACGTCTCGGGCGTGCAGCAGCAGCCGCTCGGCGCCGACCTGTGGGTGCTGTCCTGGCGGATCGAGGAGACGGCGCTCAAGTCGCACCTGCTGTTCAGCTTCGACGCCGACGCCCCCGGTGCGCCCACGTTCACGCGGACGGGTGTCGCCAGCTACACCGACTCGGACGGCGTCCTGCAAACGGCGGCGACGGGCGTGGCTCGGGTCGGCGCGTTCTCCGATTACGTGGACCTCGACGGCGACGGGATCTTTGAGACGCCGACGGGACTGTTCGAGCCGGCAGCCTCAAACCTCCTGCTGCAATCGGCCGACTTCGACACGACGTGGACCCCGATCTCGTCACCGACCATAACGACCGACGCGGAGACGGCCCCCAACGGCGTAGCCGAAGCCGACAACATCGAGGACACAGGGGCCGGCGTCCAAGGTGTGCGCCAAGACGCCACGATCCCCGACGACTCCGAGTCGTACGTGTTCAGCGTGTTCGTCCACAAGACGGCCCACTCGGGCGACATTGGCCAGTTCCAGGTCAGCCTGCTGAATGGCACTGGCGTCGAAGGATCGATCCGCTTCGATCCGGGTGCGGGTACGGTAGCGGCCACCCCGTCGAGCACGCCCGACGACTTCGGGATCGAGGACTACTCAGCAGACTGGTGGCGTATCTGGGTCACACGGATCAACAACTCATCGGGCAACACGAACGCTCGGTGCGAGTTTTTCCCCGCGGCAGCCGCGACGCTCGGCGGTGCCGCCGACAGCGCCCAAGCCGGAGACGCGACATTCTGGGGCGCCCAGCTTGAGGTCGGCGCGGAACCCGGTAGCTATATCCCGACGACCACGGTAGCGGTCACGCGTGCCGCCGACTTGTGGTTCGCCGACTTCCTGCATCCTCCCACGTCGTTCGCGGCCGGAGGCGGCACGCTCTACGCGAAGTGGATCGAGCGGGGAACGCGGGCGAAAGCCGTTGCTCAGGCATCAGCGGCATGGGTCGTGTGTGTCGGCAATACGACCCCGCGTTGGGCCATCGCGTACAGCGCGCCCGGATTGCTGGAGGGTGGGTTCCGCAATTCGTCGGTGCTCAGATCGTCGAGCATTGACGTCAGCAGCGCCCTATCCATCGGCGATATAGTCGAAGCAGTCGTGAACCTGCATCCGGACGGCTCCGTCCAGACGTTCGCCGAAATCACGTCCGGCGGCGTGCCCGGTGGCCTCCTCACAGGACCGCAGTCCGGGGCACAACCGGAAGGCTTCGTCGCCGCGTGGCAGCAGGATCGTGTCTACCTGAATACGGGCCTCGGTGGCGGTGCTAACAGCTCGCATGGCTTTGCTGGCTTCTTTTTCGGCAAGATCGTGCGCGGCGTCTACACGATGGACCAGATGCGGAGCTTCGCAGCCGCCCGGCTCTACCAGAGGATCGCATGAGGACGGCGACCGCGGCCGAGTTGGCCGTCCTCGCGAGCACCGACCGGGCTGACCACACGAGGGTCAAGATCGAGGACGCCGATGGCGCCATGGTTGAGATCACGAACCTGGCCGGCCACGACTGGCTCGACGACGTGACGGTCGACGTGCGCGTCGAGCCGGCGATCTCCACGGCAACCATCACCCTGTTCCGCACGATCGACCTACTCTCGCTGGCACCGCTGATCGAGGCGTCCGGCCTCAATGTCGACTCGACGGGCGCGTACGCACCGCTGATCCACCCGAACCGCATGGTCACGGTCGAGACGGCGTCGAAGCTCCAGGGCGAGGTGCCCGAGTCCGGTGACTGGGTGCCCGCCTGGGATGGGCTCATCAAGGTCGTCGACTGGGGTGGCTCGGACAACAAGCTCACCATCGAGGCTCTCGACCCGATGACCCGCCTCGCGCGTACGTTCATCCGCACCGTGACCAACTACGGCTCGGACGCGCTCGACGAGGACATGGAGGACGTGATCGCCGAGATCCTCGACGACGTGTTCGGCGCGGGTGTGATCCCACTCGCGAGCACGTCCACCAGCTTCGCGATGCTGGAGCGACCGCTCGGCAACGTGACGGTCTTGGAGGCCCTGCAGGCGATCATCGACTTGAACGGCTGGAACCTACACTGGCGCTGGAACGAGAGCGCCGGGGCGTTCAGGCTGACGCTATGGGACCCGGACCGCTCGGCCACGGTCGCCGATCACACGCTCGGCCCGGATGACTACTACGAGATCCCCCGCATCTCGCTCGACGACGAGGGCGTACGTAACGACGGCGAGGTCGTCTACACGGACACGTCAGGCGACGTGCAGACCGAGACCGACACGCGTTCCGCCTCGATCGCGCTCTACGAGAGCCGCTTCATCCGGGTGGACGCGCGCGGATCGTCGGTCAACACGGCCACGAAGGCCGGCGCGTTGCTCGAAGCCATCCTCGACGACACCGAGTCTCCCCTGCTGCCCCAGGAGATCGACGCCGCGTACTTCTGGCCGATCGAGCTCGGCGACCTCCTGGCGCTGAGTCCCGGCGAGCACTACGACACCGAGCAGAAGTTCGGCGTGTTCGGGTACCGCCACGTACTGCGCGCCGACGACTGCCGGACCTACATCATCGGGTCCGGCAAGCCGTCGGGTGGATACGAGCGCTGGCACCGGAGGGATTCGCGTGAGCTGGTCGTGGTGTCGATGACGCGGCGGTTCGCGGCGGAGGAGTTCGGCGCGACCGACGGGCCGCTGCAGCCGAGCGGGACCGGGTCGCCAGAGGAGTTCTTCGCGGTCGTTGATCTACCGATCGGCTCGGTTATCACGGGCATCCGCTCGCGCGCCGCCCGGCAGAACGCTGGAGACGAGGTCGCGGTGGCCCTGTTCGGGAAATGGACGTACCTCGGCTCGCCGATCGGGTCCGTGCTGCTCGACGCTCTGCTGTCGCCTCAGATCACCCACTCGGTCGACGCCGACGACTGGACGGCCGAGTATGCCGCCATAGCCAACGTCGAGATGACGAGCACGGGCCCGGACAGGATCGGTGTGCGGCTCGAGGCTGCGTCCAGTGTGGCGGACGCGCGGCTCGCGTGGGTCGAGCTCGACTACGTCGCCCCCCTCACCGGGAGGCTCGCGTGATGTCAGCTAGCGGAATCGGGCGCAGGCCACGGGTTCACGACCACGACGGTAGCCGTCGTGCCGGTCACGTTCCCGATGCAGACCATCGTGGAATCGGTCATCGTCGAGTCAGCGCAGAGCGCGGCGAATTCGGGATCCTCGGGGCCGACGATCTCACGACCGTCGACCATGCAGCCGCCGACCGCCACGGCTGCGAGCAAGGGGAGCCATCTCATTGTCAGCCAGCCAGGATCAGTAGGTCGGTCCAGCCTTCCAGCCGCCACTCGATCAGGGCGAGGGTCGTCAGGTGCAGGATGATTGCGAACATGGTGGATGCTCCGGTGAGGGTGTGCACTCTTTACGTAGCCACCGCTGCGTTCCTTCGGCAAGGGTGACGTGATGCCGCTCCTCCTCACCCGCGAAGACCTCATGGCGCTCCCGACCCGTGGCCCGGCGTGGAACGCGATCGTCGACCGCGCGAACGCGTACGGCGGCGGGGGTGAGCTCAGCGACCAGAACTCCCAGGACAACGTCGGATGCCTCGCCGCCGCGCTCGTCTACGCACGCATCGGCCACCGTCAGGCACGGGCGAAAGCGGAGGAAGGAATCGGGACCGTCGCGAACGTGGCGGCGGCTGGATCGTACGACGGAAGCGCGCTCGCGCTCGCCAGAAACCTCGGCGCATTTGTCATCGCTGCCGACCTGATCGGCGCCCGCGCGGACTTCTACCCGCTGCTCTCGACACCGACGACCGGCCAGCCGTCGCTCGTCGCCAGCCACGAGCGGCGCCCGAACAACTGGGGGCTGCACGCGGGCTTCTCCCGGGCATGCGTCCACGCGTACATGCGCGACACGTGGGGGCTCGACGAGTGCGCCAGGATCTTCCGCGCGTGGGCCGGTGAGCCCGAGCTGCACGACGGATTCAGCTACGGCGGCCCGCAGTCCGAGACCGATCTGTCGTGGCAAGCCGATCCCGCCAACCCCGTCGGTATCCTGCCTATGGGTGCGAAGCTCCAGGGCAAGGACGGCGACGGTGTGC